TATCAAGTCAACACCCTGACAGCAAATACAGTAAGTACCGGTAATATTGTTGCAACCAGTAATGTAAGTCTAACATCTAATCTATGGATTAGCGGAAATATAACAACAACTGGTAACGGATATGTTCAAATCCCAGCCGGTACTAGCACTCAACGACCTAATCCAGCGGCGTTGGGTATGATTCGTTACAATACTACAACCAGTAGCTATGAGGGTTACGGTGCCGGTAGTGCTTGGAGTAGTTTAGGTGGAGTTAAGAGTGTTGACGGGTATGCTTATATTAGTGCCGAAGCAACTCCGGGCGCCGGCGATGATGTATTAAGATTCTATTCTGGAAGCACTGGATCCAGCACTCAAGTGATGTGGGCCAGTGCTGGCAACATCTCAATATTACCAACAACAGTAAGTACAAGCACCACAACAGGCGCCCTCCAAGTATCAGGTGGAGCTGGTATTGCTGGTAATTTATATATTGGTAGTAACGCATACTTTACTTCCGGAGTTAAAGGACTATTCTCGCCTGATACCGGCAGTCGCCTAACATTTGGTATGCAGGATGCAAGCGGAAGCATTTATGGTGCTTACTTCTCCGTATTCGGCAATAACTATTCGGATAGCACACAACGTGGTAGTGCCCAGTTTATTACAGATACAAGAAATAGTGCAACTGCTGGATTTACTGTTGGTAGATATAACGGAAGTTCTTGGACTACTGATTTACAATCAGATGTTAACGGTAATTTTATTATTAAAGGTACCACGGCAGCAACAAGCACAACAACTGGTATTTTACAAGTAGCTGGTGGTGTAGGCATTGCTGGTAACGTGTATATTGGTGGTAATTTATCAATTGCTGGTAATATTTCTACGGTTAATTATGAAACTATTTTATATACTGAAGTTGCCAACGTACTGACAACAAATACCCTAAGTGTCAGTGGCAATTTAACGGTTTCTAACATAACACCCACTACTAGCAATCTAGCAGTTACTGGTAATCTATCAGTATCGGGTAATGTCACAAGTGCAAACCAATCTACTGGAAATTTAACAGTAACAACAAAAATAACCACTGGTAATTTAACCGTTGGTTCTTTAATATTCCCTATCGTCGATAACGGAATCAGCGGGCAAGTGATTAGTACTAACGGTCTAGGCCAATTAGCGTTCACTACTGTTTCTGGGGGTGGTAGTGGTACTGGTGGATTCACAACTTCTACAATTACGTCATTCCCAACAGGCGATTTTGGTAACGGGGAATCGTATATCGGGGCTGGTACTAGCTCGCTTTCTGACGCTTTTGGGGTGAGTTTGGGTGTTGTCTACAACTGTATGGATCCGCAGGGTACTATAATTACCGTAAACTTAGAAGGTACTGGTTCTGCCAATGCTAACCCAATTTAAAACTAAATAGACTATATAGGAATAGAGAATAATGCCAACCCAAGTACAGTTCAGACGAGGAACAACTACTCAAAATAACAATTTTACCGGTGCATCGGGTGAATTGGCGGTAGATACTACATTAAACACTCTTCGTGTTCACGATGGCTCAACTGCAGGTGGCTGGGAACTTTTACGAAAAGATGTGTCAAATTTAGTTACTGCGGTGACTGGAGTTGGGGCATCGCCAACAACATTAGACACTTGGTCAACCACTTCTTACAGAAGTGCAAAATATATTGTATCAATTCAGGACGTAACCAATACTCAATATGAAACTTGCGAGATAAAAGTTATTCATGATGGCACAACACCTTATATTAATACTTTTGGTTTGGTTTATACCGGAGCTAGTGCTAGAATGACATTTACTGCAAGTATTTCGGGTACCACTCTCACGCTTTCTGGGGCAGGTGTCAGTGCAAATAACACAGTAAAATTTATTAGATTTTTACTACCAGTCTAAGGTTACAAATGCAAAAAATTAAACAACTCTATAGAACAAATTATGCTGGTGAAGAGATAATTACAAAATTAACCTATACCAATGCTGATTGGAAAAGAGAAACTGAATTTGTTCCTAATGCAATTACAAACACTCAGATCAGTAATAAAGCCGTAGTGTTGGGTAACGGCCCTAGTAGACTAGAGTTGTACAAACAGGGTAATTTACTCCAATTACTTAAAAATCACAAAGGTGGGCTATTGGCTGCGGGTGCTGTACAGACCTATGGATGTAATGCTATTGTTCGAGATTTTTCTCCGGACTTTGTTGTTGCCAATGATGAAGTGGCAAAAGAATTAGTAAATGGCGGATACTGTGATAACAACATTATATACGGTACTGCTGATATGGTTCTTAGTTATCCCGGAAAGTTCTACCTAGTACCACAGAATCCAAATTGGGACATGGGTGCTACTGCCGCATACCTTGCCTGTTTTGATGGTCACACTACTGTTTATTTGTTGGGCTTTGACTGTCATAGTAATGATGATTTTTATCATTATTGCGTATATACAGGGACTCCGGGCTACCCGCCACAAGATTATCCCAGTACCGAAGATTTTTTTGTTAAATCATTGAAGACTGTTATGGATACTTATTCCCGAGTGGATTTTGTTCGAGTAATGCCAACCCCAAATTGGTATATGCCTGAATTATGGAAGTATCAGCTAAATCTTAGACAAATTACATTCAATGATTTTGTCAAAGAAGTAGATTTATAAAACTGTTTCTAAAGTTTTAATTTTCTCTATCACACTATTGAATTTAAATGTCCGCCAAACTCCGGGATGCAGGGGTTTAGGATAGTCATCTAAATGCACCCAACAATATCCACGATGTTCGTGATTTAATACAGGAACAAATTCTTCGTCAACATTGATAACATATGTGTGATATTCGAACTTGCTGGTATCACTCGTGAATTTTTCTATAGGTATAAGTTTAGCATTTTTAATAACCCCGCCCAATTCTTCTGCTATTTCTCGATTTAATCCCTGCACCACAGTCTCTCCCGGTTCAATCTTTCCACCAACCAATCCCCACGATCCACTATGCTTACTTCCGTTACGAAGTAAAAACAAATACCTGTGAGTCTTTTTACAGTAGATAAGTGCCCCGGCACTTATTAAATTGATAGCATCCATTCGCCCGCCCGGTACACCCCGTCGTACGATTTCGTCCATTGATCGTTTTGCCATTTGTATTGAATGCCTGTGGTTAAATTAGTTACATAGTTTAACATATTTGTATTGGCACTGTCAAATACCACATTCCAATGAGTACCATTATATTGAATAATATCATGTGCATTTGCAACTAAATCTTGCCCATCAGCACCTCGCCAGGCAGTAGCACCCTGACTGCTACTAAAACTTCCAATATTGTTTACCAGTAAGTATCTAGTACCAGTTGCCGGGTTAGTCAAATAACTTCCAATGTTAACACTCTGTGGATCAATGATAGCATTAATTGCGGGTAATGTATTTGCCGGGGTCGTATCGGCAAAAGGTGAATATATCATCAAACTGGGATCTGTTGGATGTGTTGCAATAGTGCCTACAATTTCACTGCCATCAGGTTGCGTTAGTCTTACCTGACTGCTACCACTGATAAATTTACCGTACTCATCTAATAAAGGAGCCCACGCATGGCTAGTACCGCCAATTACTGAATCGTTATTAAATGCGTCATTGGTAACTGCATCATTAGGTTTTAATAACTTAAGGGTGTTTCCACTAGGACTAGTACTTAATAATACTCCAAAATCACCAACAGTAGTTATTACTTGACCCATTGATGATAGGTCTGACAAATCTTGTATGTTTGCAATAACTGTTTGAATAACACCCATCTTTTTAACTTTGACATTGGTGCTGATCCAAATTGGTAACTCAAAAGTCATCGAAGCAATGTCTATAGGTTCTTCGCCTCCCGTGGGCACAGTTCTACTAGACCAAGAGATGTCAGTCATAAGAGCATAGCTCAAACTGGTCCAGTCTATGTAATTGTCCGTGCTCTGTATCTCCATTGCGGGGTTAAACAGTACACTCAATTGTTCTATTAGTTGTAATTTTTGTTCTGTATTGCTGGTCCAGATATCCATCTTTAGTGTCATCTTATACGGAACCGGCATCAAACGTTCCACAGTATATGATTCACCTTGGGCATTTCCGTAAGTCCCAGTAACTGGATCAAACTGTCTTTGTCGTATTTGCATACTCTGGACCAGCGTGGGGTCTTGAAGTCTTGTTTGATCGTAGTTCAATCCGTTAATATAAACAGCCATAGCAGGAACTGTATTAACTGTATTTTCACTATTGTTACGAATAATTTGTGCGGCCTGTCTGCTGGGATCTCCATACATCACTGGCACACGTTGGTAGTTTATTACGCCATTAGAATCTTTACCAAACTCTACATAAAAGTTTGATACCATGCGAATAAATTGACTTATGAACCGACGTATTTGTCCGTCATAAAAATAATTTGTAGGAGCAGTCATTAGTTGTCAGCTTTCGGGGTTAGTACAGTGCTCAAACTTTGTTTAACATTTACAGTTGCGCCATCATTGTTAACAAACGTTTCTGATTCGTTAACAAATGTACCCAATTGAGTCAAGTTGTTTGCGCCCTGTGTTAGGCTTGTACGTTGTACATCATTGATACCTATCCAACGCATACCATCAAATCTAAACACACGATTTGGTAAGTAATCTGTTCTTAAGAAATATGTTCCAGTTGAAGGACTTGTAGGGAATGAGATGCCCGAGCCCATCGGCAATCCATTCGGGGCAACACTAGACCCAGTCAAATATCCGGTAACAACAGAATCAGGAGTAATTGATGCAGAGTCAGCGGTATCATTAATTTCATCAGCTTTGTCTGTACTGTCATCTGCAGTCTTGCCGTTATGATCTGGTATTGTACCTTTGACTGATAGCGGTTTGTTATAATAACTACTAGTATCGTATCCGCTAAGTGGGAGATTAGCAGTACCTTCGGCAATTACTGCATCATTAATTTTTAGATTAGTGTCTAATGTACTTAATATCTGAGCAGTAGTTGTTGAAGTGCCGGGAATAAGAGTATTAAGAATATCTTTGTATTCCTGACCGTCAACCAACGGATTAAGTTTAACACGCCATAGATGCGGCCACCATGTGGGAGTAAATCCCTCTGCGGCAAAACTAGCATCACCCACAACATAATATCGTTTTAATGCTGCCGGAACATCTTGATTTAATGCATCATAATCTTTTAAGTGTTCTAGCTCTAAGACATCGCCGGCCATTAACTTACGCCCAATCAAGTCTACCATGTCACGTAAATGGAACACCATGAATAACGTGCCTGTTGCTAAAAATAATCCAAATTGACTTAAGTCAAAGTCTTGATCGGCACGTTGATAGATGCCACGCATTTTGTAAACATCGGGTTCATACTTGCGATCTCTGTTTTCCATCCATAACAAGTCTTGTATATTTTGTTCGCTTTGATTAACATAACTGGGTTGTGCGGCACTGGGACTAATGCCAACAGTAACACCCATGCCCAATGCACTAGAAGTATTTGCACTAATCGTAATAGTTGATGCATCTTTGGCAATAACTGTAGAATTTGCAGGTACTCCAACTGCAGTCACAGTATCGCCAATATTAATTGAACTTGTGCTGGGCAAGGTTATAACCGGACCTGCACTACCCTGTGCCGCAGTGGTTGCGTATTGTAATCCCTGTGTTATTGGACCTAAATATTTGTGGCATAGGATACCAGTGCCACCAATGGTAAACATTTCACTTATTCTGCGATCAAAGAAACGGTAATCGTTGGTGTGTCTTCCGTCTTTCCATAAACTTAATCTTGCCACTGTTTCCCCCAGATTATTGTGTATTTAGCCAATTTGACAGGTATCGATTTATCTGTTATAATTAAGATTATGCAGTCGCACAGTCCCACTCTATACAACAGAATTAGTGATGCTCGCCCTATTGTTCAAAATTTGGGCGATGCTAAACTGCACTTGATGTTTCAAAATTGTGTGGGGTTATGGGCAAAGTTAGATGGGGAATTTGTGGAATGCAGACGCAGAAATCGATTTACTGCTAAGTATGAAGAATTAGCTCGTCAATTAGACGAGGCTCTTGTTGTATTAGAGCAACACTTGGTATTTGGCACTTTATTGAAAATGTAGTATAATCTAGTTTTTACGGAGTAATATATGGCAACGGTAGCTGGCATCAAGATTAAATCAAAACAATCTAAAGTTCGTAATCCCGCATTACACGATGAAAAGTACACAGGAACTGAACCCGATTGGAGCGAGGACGACCTTAACCTAAGTGATGCTGACTTTGATCATAAACTCCGTAGAAGTTTTTATTATTATAATTACTACTACAACCAAAAAGATGCTCGCAAGAATGTTGTGGAGTATTTGAAGCGACAGGAAAAGAAATACACCAAAGATCAAATTAGAGCGTTTGAGCGCAGTTCGGACAAAGCAATGCCTATGACTGCATGTTGTATTATTATGGCACACATTCGTGCTAACATGCCCCTAAAAACTAGACATATTGAATTTTTAGACGAATGCATTCTAGAGGCAATTACAAAAGCAGAACCCGAAGTAGTTGAGACAGTTACAGAGGAAAAAATTGTAATCAAAGCACCCACTATCCAAGATCGTTTACAAGAAAAGACTAGCGAGATCATTGGAGATATTGAGGGTGTTTATGATGATGTAACTAAGGCAATCAAAGTTGACTTCAAGCCATATGATTTTCTAGTTGCAAAGAATGTAGTGCAAAGCCAATTAGGTAAGTATGAATCAGTTTACTCTGCTCGTAAAGCAGAGCTTGAGGAGGCAATGACTAAAAGGGACGCAGATCTTAAAGAGGGATACGCACACTACAAGGCCGCAGACTTTAAGCGTATAATTACTTGGATTGACAATCTAATGAGTGCGATTGAGCAATATCGCGGAGTCAAGAAAGCGACTAAAAAGGCAAGAGTCAAAAAAGCGCCTAGTAAAGAAAAGGTAATTTCCAAACTCAAGTATGCCAAAACGCATACTGAGCTAAAGATTGTAAGTATCAACCCCGCAGAAATTGTGGGTGCACAGACATTATGGTGTTTTGATACTAAATCGCGTAAACTGATTGTTTATCGAGCAACAACATACCAGTCATTATCTGTTAAAGGTACTAGTATTATAAATTTTGATACAGATAAAAGTGTAATGAAAACATTACGTAAACCTGAAGAGCAACTAAAGGAATTTGCTAAGTGTGGCAAAGTTCAACTCAGAAAGTTTATGGATACGATTAAGGCAGTTGAGGCAAAGCCAAATGGCAGAACTAATGCTAATATGGTATTATTGAAAACTGAATAGTTTGCACTTATCAAAGTGATACCTCTTCATTTGACTATTGCCCCCTTGTTTATAGCAATGGGGGCATTCTATTACCAATTTGGGTTTACGCATATTTGCTTTGTGTTCTTCGGATAGTGTACTTCCTTTGGGTATTCTTTTAAGATTCTTAATTGCCTTTTCTCTATGCTCAATTGACTTAGATTTACCTTTTGTGGCTTTACTTATCTTTAAACAAGTTGCCTCGCTTCTACGGCCGTATTTCTTACCGGTGTTAATGATGCTGAGTTTTTCTTTAGTGGCGTCAGACAATTTAACTCCAGCGCGAAACATTTTATGGGCATTGTTAGCATTAATTCTAATAGTTTCAAATTGTTTTGATGTAATACAAATTTTATTTTTTAACCGAGTGAGCATTTTAAGCGCCAAAAACATTTTTTGTCGATTCGTTCCGTCTGTCATTTTTGACAAAAGTAAATGACAAATAAAATGTTCTCGAGCAGTAAGTTTTACTAAATTATCTTTTGAATTGCTCCCACCTAAACTTTTCGGGATAATATGATGTTTTTCAGTATATCCGGTAATATCCCGTGTTTTAGCCCGATCAATGATTTTATAATAGGTATTGGTGTATTTGTTAATTAAATACATTGCTGATGTCCTTTCTCGACGTTAGAGTAGTTGGGAACGCCAATTCCGCGAACTACACTATTATTTAGTAATGTTTTTAATAAATACACTATAACAGGATTTCTTCATGAGTGAATATAGCGTACCCAATCAGGCTCAATCAATTGACGGTAATTTAAGTGTGTTTGGTAGCATACCTACAGGGAATTTATACGACCCTAATACAGGTACCGGGTCAGGCCCAATTGCCTTTGATCCTACAGCATTAAACAGTTCAGACCTACAACGTGCCGCAATCACAGATTATATTCGCATGCGCTTGGGCGACGGCATCGTTGATGTTGAGTTGGAACAAGAACACTATAAGATGGCAATTGATCAAGCACTTGTAAAATATAGACAACGTGCCGCAAATAGCGTAGAAGAAAGTTATTGCTTCTTAGACTTATTACCTGAAACGCAGGAATACATACTACCCAAAGAGATTATGGGTGTTAGAGCCGCCTTTAGACGTGGTATTGGTAGTGTGACTGGTACCACAGCCAGTCAATTTGAACCGTTTGCAAGCGGATATTTGAATACATATATGTTGGTGGCTGGCCGCGTTGGCGGTTTAACAAACTATGAATTATTTGTTGACTATCAGAAACTGGCAATGAAAATGTTTGGCGGAACACTAAACTTTACATTCAACCCAACCACAAAGAGATTGACTATTGTTCGTAAAATGCCTTATGGGTACGGTGGTACAACTGGTAACGATACTGGCCAAAACCCCTATGAATCTGTATTGCTTTGGATATATAATCAAAAGCCTGATCAAGTTATTTTAAATGACAATTTCTCATTTCCCTGGGTACAAGAGTATGCGTATGCGTTTGCCAAACGTTTACTAGGGCAAGCATATAGTAAGTTTCAGAACATTGCTGGACCGCAAGGTGGAACAAGCCTAAACGGAGCCGCAATGGTCCAAGAAGCACAAACTGAAATGGAACGGTTAGAATACGAAATTGTTAATTATGTTGATAACGGTATGCCTTTAACTTGGGTAACTGGTTAATCAATAGTATTGACATCCTTACACAAAAATGTAATAATGCTCCATATAGGGGCATTATTCATGATTATAGGTATATGTGGTTTTATTGGGTCAGGCAAGGATACAGCCGCTGATTATTTGGTTAACTTTCACGGATATCGTAGAGAAAGTTTTGCATCAAGCCTTAAAGATGCAGTCTCAAACGTATTTGGTTGGGATCGACAACTACTCGAAGGAAGAACTACTCAAAGTCGCGAGTGGCGGGAGCAACGAGATGAATGGTGGAGTAATCGACTAGGCAGAGATATTACTCCAAGACACGTACTACAATATTGGGGCACCGAAGTAATCAGAGACGGATTTCACGATGAAATGTGGATTGCAAGTCTAGAGAATAAGATCCGTACCAGCAAAGATAATATTGTTATAACTGACTGCAGATTTCCTAACGAGATCAAAGCAATCAGGGCCCAAGGTGGGAAGATAATTTGGATTCAGCGTGGCCCGTTACCTGAATGGTATCAAGTTGCAGTCAATGCTAATAGTGGACAAGAAGTATTCAAAGAAAATCTAAAAACCCTAGGAGTACATCCTAGTGAAACTGCTTGGGCCGGAACAGAATTTGATGCCGAGATAGACAACAATGAAACTATTGATGATCTTTTTACACAACTTAGAAATCTGGTATCAAAGGACTCTGTCGCCAAGGTAGTCGGCTCCTATGTACCTCTTGGACACAGTTTAAACACACTGTCTTAAGATTGAAGTGATTGTTATTTTTTAAATTACCGTCGAGATAAAACACCGCAGACTGTTCTACAGGGAACTTAAACTTAAAACCGCACTTTTCACATTGCGGTTTTTTTCTATATCCGCTTTTTGCCCAGCCCGGAACCTTCTTATCTTTTTTACCTGCTCGGACACAAATGTCACATACTTTTCTATAATAAGTTTTGTCACCTTTATGGCAATTGATTGCGACTGGTCTTTGATTGCAACTAGGGCATATTTTGCGTTCTGTCATATTGTATTTAGTAGCTAACCTTAATTAAGGGCACTCAAAACACCATAAAAATACTATTATATATAAATATTCGAACAGTATTATATAAAGGAAAGTTACTATGGCATTAGTATCCCCAGGTTTACAATTAACCGTAACAGATGAGAGTCAGTACATATCAAACGCAGTGGGCACAGTTCCGCTGGTTGTTATGGCAACTGCTGAGAATAAAACAATCAATGGAGCACTGGCAACAGGTACAACTGAGGCAAACGCTGGAGCACTACAAGTATTTGGAAGTCAGCGTGATCTAACCACTGCAATGGGAACTCCTGTGTTCCAACAAAGTAGTGCAGGAACTCCCCTACACGGTAACGAATTAAATGAATATGGGTTAATGGCTGCGTATAGTGCGCTAGGCTTGGGTAATCAACTATATGCTATTCGTGCAAACATTGATTTAAATCAATTACAAAGTACCAGTGTCCGCCCCACAGGCGCAGTAGCTTCTGGAACAGAATGGTTTGATCTAGCAGATACTACATGGGGTATCTATGAGTGGAGTGCTGACACACAAACTTACACAAACGAAGTCCCGACATTAATTACTAGTTCTAGTCAATGTGTATCTACAACACAGGGCAGTTTCTCTAGCGTGTTAACTCCAGTACAAAGTTACGGGCAAGTTGGCACTTATGCAGTAGTTGTAAGCCAAAGTTACGTTGGTAGTAGTAGTTACGATAATAAAATATTTTATAAAGCCGGTAACAATATCGGAAGTATAGACCCTAACAGTATCAATAATACTTGGGTTTTAGTCGGGACACCTAAATGGCATGCAAGCCATCCAACAGTAATCGGTACGGTAGCAAATGCCACTGTATCAACAGGTAGCAACATCAGTATCAACAACACAACAGTTACTATTACTGGATCAAATGTTGCAACATTTGCAGCTAATGTAAATTCGGCTAGTATTCCCGGAGTTAAAGCAGACGTATTAAATTATAAACTTGCTCTTTATTCTGATGGCACATCTAGCGGACTAACTGCTAATGATGGTAAAATTGTACTTTCAACCGCATATCCCGGATCTGGAAACACAAATATTTTATCTGCATTTGGACTAACTGCAAACGTCGCATACATA